AAATAATAATAACAATTAAAACAAAAGAGCAATGAAAAAGTTAGAAAAAGTTCAAGAGATTTCTTACAAGAATCATATTCTTACAAAGTTAGTTGATGGTTTTGGGCAAGAGTCTGTAATCATTGACAATGATTTTGAGAAAGAGTTTGTCAGTATTGCGGATGCAAAGCGTGTAGTAAACGGTCTTAAGCCAATGTACGAATTTATTTAAAGGTAAAAGAGCAATGAAGCAAATAACAATTTATCTCAATTCAGATGTGGCAAATATCGCTACAAACATTCCTTCTTTAAAGTTTTCAGAATTAGAAAAGCTTGCAAGAAAAGAAACAGTAGAGATAATATTTATCAAGGATTACTGTCGAGTAATTGGCAAGAAAAATAGAAAGGTAAAAGTTCCAAATAAGATTACAAAATCTACAGACGAGCTTCTAAAATGGATTGAAAATAAAATAATGACAGCATGGAAATGAAACCTATAACACAAAAAGAAGTCCTGAAAAACAGGTTTATCCGTATTTGTAAAAATGAATACGGTAAAAAAATGGTCGAAAGAAAAAGACCGACATTAGAAGAAGCCCAGAGGATGAGAATAAGAACTCTATGTATTTACATTGGGGTTTGTGGTTTAAGGCTAAGACCAGTTGATGGAGCGACCGAGAATGCCAATTATTGGTTGGGAAATCACACAAAGAAAGAAATTTTAGAACAATTTCGTCATGAGTTTGTACAGAACAAAGGTTGATAAAGTAAGATCTCTTTTAGCGGCAGGGGCTTTTCAAAAAGCCCTTACTATTGTGAAAACATTCCGTATAGGCTTTAGTAAGGAAGAAAAAAGAAGTATAGAGATTGCACACGAAGTTTTGACTGGCAATGAAAGGCTTTACCAATCATTGGGAATAGATACTGAAAAGGAAATAAGAAACGCTCATAAAATACTCATAGATAAAATTTTATAGATTTAATTGTTATTAGCTTCGGCTGTGCTTGCCTGAGAAGGTAGGTGCAGCTTTTTTGTATCAAGAAAAGCGTATAATTTATTTGAAATTCAAATAGATTTAGTTATCTTTGTAACATAAATATAAAGATAGTCACGATGATAGATTTAAGTTCTATAGACTTTGATAGTGGAAACATATCTGAAACAATAGGTATGTTGAAAAATAAATCAGTGTCTGTTCCTTTATGGGACAATCTTGTCAAGGATTATGAGCCTACTATGCATGAAATTTTATCTGACACGACAACGTTGAAAGATAAAATACGAGCAGATGGACAATTAGACAAGTCCTCACGAATTATTATAGGAATGGAGAAGTTGCACGTAAGGCGTTTGTCGGAATTCACTTTTTCGATTCCTGTAAAGCGTGTGTATCACAACGTTGATGATAATAAGTTAAGGAAAGATATAGTCAATGCTATAGAGTCTGTTTATAAGAACGTACGTATTGATAGTGAGAATTTGAAGAGAGCTACAGCATTATATGCGTCATGCGAAATTTTCACTGTTTGGTATGCAGTTAAGAAACAAAACAGACTATACGGATTCGATAGCGACTATAAACTAAAATGCAAGACATTCTCTCCGATGAATGGTGTGCGATTGTATCCTCTCCTTAATGAAATGGATGATATGCTTGCTATGTCTTTTGAGTACAAAAAGACTGTAAAAGACAAGAAGGTTACATTTTTCGAGACGTACACCAAAGATAAGCATTATATTTGGAAACAAAGTGATGGAGTTGGAAAATGGGATGTAGTTCTAACTCAGCAAACGGAAGATGGTGATACGGCTAATGGTGAAGAAATAGTATTAATGAAAATCCCTGGAGTCTATGGATGGCGGTCAAAGCCAGTCTATGATGGACTATCACCTATCAGATCAGAGATTGAATACTCTTTATCACGTAACTCTAATGTAATAGCGTACAATTCTGCTCCGTTGCTGAAAGTTGTAGGTGCTACCAAAGGGAAAGAGGATAAAGGGGAAAGTTATAGAGTCGTCCATTGTGAACAAGGTGGAGACGTTTCCTATGTATCTTGGTCGCAGTCTGTAGAGGCTCTCAAGTTCCATGTTGACTCTATGCAGAAGATGTACTGGATGCAGGCTCAGATTCCAGACATTTCGTTTGACAATATGAAGGGGCTTGGAAACATAGGATATGATGCAAGACAAACGTTGCTGTCAGATGCTCATCTAAGAGTCGGAGATGAGTCTGGGACTTGGATTGAATTCTTTGAGCGAGAGTGTAATGTTATAAAGGCTTTTCTTGCTGTAATGAATGCAGCGTGGGCAGATGAAATGGATAACATTGACGTTGAGCATATAATAACTCCTTATATACAGAATGACGAGCTTGCTGAGATTACTAAGCGTATGAAAGCAAATGGAAATAAGCCTATTGAAAGTCAGTTAGAATCTATACAGAAGTATGGAGAGAGTTCAGATGCTGAAAAAACATTTGCAATGATACAAAAAGAAAGTGCGATAGAAGCGGTGAACTCCGCTTCGGCATTTAATTTAGAAAATCAAGTGTTATGATGGTAGAAGAATTAAAAGCAAAGAAATATGAAATGGAGCAGAAGATATCTGTAGCCATTAAGGAATTTGAAGAATGTACAGCTGTAGAAATAAAGGCAATTAATCTTTGCCGTTGCACATTGAGCAATGAATTCGGTATAGAAAAAGATTTCAATTATAATGTAAAGTCAGAATTAGAACTATGAAGCAGAAGTTAGCAAAATTACTTTTAAGGTTTGCTGAGAAATTGTACCCAACTTGCGAGGTTAAACCATCTTACGAGGCTAAAGAGATAGCGATTGCAGTTGCTATCACCAAGAAGAATATCCGTCAATATAGAGATTCTTGTAGCGAAAAAACTTCATATCGTAAGGGCATTTCTGATATGACGCGTATTCAGAAAGGAAATAATCATAGCCACATTTTTGAGGCTATAGAAAAGAATGGTCTTATTGAAGATGTTGTATATCTGAAAGGTGGTGAAAGGGTTGTTGAATCTCGGTTAAAGGTATATGTCCGTAAGGAAGAGGAATAAAGAATCCAAAGGTTCTACGCATAAGTGTGGTGAGTGTGCTTTATGTGAAGTTGAAATGAAATTTGAAACTCTTAATTTGAAAGGAAATCCTACTCTTGGACGTTGTCCACATTACACTAACAAGAAATTTTGTGTATTATTAAGCCAGATAGCTTGCGAACATTTCAAAGCAAAGAATGGGTAAACCAAGATTGCCAAATCAGAAAAAGGCATATAAGGAACTAAGTAAACGACTTGCAGGCTATATGATGCGAGTTCGTAACATATACGATAGACTCAACGAAAAGGCAGCAATGCTCGTTGAGTCTGTTGGTTATGAGGGATTGGCAGAGTTCTCCTTTAATGATTACCCAGAAATAGAACGAGAGGTAAAACTTTTGCTTTCTCAGTTTGTTGGAGAAATGCAAACACTCATCTACTCAGGAACGTCGTCAGAATGGAAGAGTAGTAACACGTTCCAAGATGCTGTTGCAGATAAGGCTCTGAAATATTATAGGGCTCAGATACACGGAGATAAATTTAAGCATTATTATCGTGATAATAGTGATCAGCTTAAAGCTTTCTTGCAAAGAAAAGAAAATGGTCTAAATCTTTCTTCTAAACTATGGAATCAGTCTAAGAATTATAAGGAAGCTCTTGAAGCTACAATCTCAACAGCTATTGAGAAAGGTATGAGTGCCGTTACTCTTTCAAAGCGGTTGAGTAAATATCTGAACGACTGGCCGTCTTTACAGGCTGATTATCAAGAGAGATATGGTAAGGCGACAAATATTTACGATTGTGAGTATCGTTCTCTCCGTTTGGCACGTAATGAGATAAGTATGGCTTACAGGTCAGCAGAGCAAGCCAGATGGCAGCAATTTGACTTTATTCTCGGTTATAAAATAAAGCTATCTGATTCGCACCCAAGGTACGATATTTGTGATGATTTGGCTGGTGATTATCCAAAGGATTTCAAGTTTAGAGGTTGGCATCCTAATTGTTTGTGTTACACTGTACCGATAGTAATGAGTGAGGATGAATATTGGTCTGAGAATAGAGAAAACAGCCCTAATATGGTAACTGCACCGCCAGAGAATTTTGGCAAATGGGTTTCAGAAAATTCAGAGAGGATAGATGAAGCACGCAGTCGAGGAACTTTGCCTTATTGGGTTATGGATAATCGCGAATTTGTGAAATTGTCGGCTTTGACCTATAAGGAAAGTTTGAAACCAAGTCCATTTATCATGACGGATGAAACCGTAAACAAACTTGCTGCAAGGAATATAAATATTAGTCGTGTAGAAATATATAATGAATCAACCATATCAGGCTTTGATATTGATAGATTTGATAGTTTTATGGAGAACGTTGGTGATGAAAATAAGATTTTTTGGAAATCAAAGAGAATAACCATTTTCCCCAATGGTAATGCGAATTTAACCTATGATGGCGAATATATTGATAGCAAAGGTAATAAACAGAACCCTTATTTAAGTAGGATGTTTAGAATGGAAGATGACAAAAAAGTAGTCTATCATGATGTGTTTAATTTGCCATCAGAACTCCAAGGTAAAGGTTTGTCTAAGTCCGTGTTTAGAGAATTATTCAAGTCCTATGAAAGTATGGGCATTGATAGGGTTGAGGTTCTTGCGAATATGGATGTAGGAGGATATTGCTGGGGACGTTACGGTTTTTCTGCAAAGACATCAGAAATCAAAGACCTTGTTCAAAGAAGATTCTCTGAAGGGGTAATAAGTCAAAATGATTTTGAATACGTTTCTGAAATATTAAAAATGTCTGGACCAAATATTCGTATGAATGAGATCGCAAATTTAAAGTGTGGAAAGGCTCTCCTCCTTAGTAATAAGGTAAAATGGAGAGGATTTATAGATTTGCATGATAAATATCAAATGAAACATCTTCATTATTATATTGGATTGAGAAAATAATGCTATATTTGTAGTATGAAAAAGTTAAAAGAAGAATTGACTTCAAAAATGCACTCTGAATTTACTATAAGTAAAGAAGCTGAGGTGAAGCTTAAAGCAGGCTCTATGTGGAGTGTTGCAGGATTTGATTGCGATGATGTTACAATGAAAAAGTGGTGCGATGCTTACGGAATTACATCTCAACAAGCCATGAAGTATAAGGATTTTTGGAGGAAACTATTTAAGAAGTAAAAGGCGGTTAATCCCGCCCTTATTCTTATGTACACAAAAAGTAGTTTAAAAATCTGCATTCTTTCCTACATAATAAATAGGACCATAATATAGCACAGTATCATATTTATTGGATTTTTTGTTGTGATGTATGAATATTTTACCCAGTGACTTATTTTTGTCAAGAGGGTTCACCCCAAAATCGTATCGTTTAAAACCTGTTTCGTCTACGTACTCATTTATGCTGTCATAATATTTTTCTTTTATAATGTCCGCAAAAATTTCTCTCTTTGCTTTTGCTTGGTTAGCTGTTAATTCAAGGTCAGAGAAGCATGCAGAATATAAATAAGATTTATCATGGTCATACTGAAAATAAAAGTAGCCGACATTAAACGGGATAAGCCCGATATAACCCTTAACTACAATGATTGTTCCGTCTTGCTCCCACATATCTTCTCCTACATTTCTGTTAAGTAAAAGCTGTTTAGTTTCCTCGTATGAACTACCGAATGGAATACCCAAGACAGATTGTCCAAAAGTTAATGTAGAAACACACAAAAAAAGTAAGAATAATAGATTCCTTTTCATCGCTTTATTGTTTGGATTTAATTAACAATGCAAATATAGTAAACTTATTTAAGTTTAGCAAGATAATATGAAAATAAAGCCCAAATTTAAGTAGAAAAATGTTGAAAAACTTAGTCACTCCAGTTTTCGTGTTTTTCAGAATTAGTACACTGAAAAGCACAAGACGAAGATTTAAAAAATACAAGATTTAAAAAGTTAAATATTATGTAACCATTTGATTTTTAAGCGTTTATATTTGG